ACAAACCCTCGTTTGCGCGAACGCTATTTTTTGGAGCAAAAAACATGGCTGCAGATGACCTGAATCCGCCGCTGGGCACGACGACGCCGGAAATTTTCATGGATAACGTTAAGCGCGCCGATCGGCTGGTGAACGGCCCGCCGGAAACAGTGCCTGACCGCGGCGGGGAGCCACTGGACTCCTGGCGCCAGATTATGGCAAAAAATGACGATGCTATTGCTGATGCACGCGCCAGCGTTACCGCCATTGGCCTGCCGTTTACGACGCGTGAAGAAGCTCAGTCCGCGGCAGATGAAGGGAAAATTCCAGTTGGCGCAGTAACCTGGGCACGCAGCGTAGACGATAGCTCGCTGGCAGACGAGCTCATCAACAACGGCGGTACGCTGGAGGCAACCGGAAAGCAAATGCCCTCTCGGGAATTTGTCCAGTCAGTGGATGAATATGTTAAAACACGATTATTTGCTGGACTGGTACCGGGTATTGCTGCCGCCATTGTCGATGACGAAACCGGTATAATTCTGTTTAGTGATGATAGTGGTGCGTCACATGTTCCAGGCCTCTCGCTTAGGTACTGCTCAGATATTGGATATTCGGTGACGCAGATACCTGGCGTTGCGCACGTTGAGCTGGACGAGAACGGGAACGTACTGCGTTGGGTTGACGATGCTGGTATCTCTCATGGTGCCACGAATGGCGGCGGTACAGAACCAGCACCTGTTTCGGTATCCTCCCCGGTTATTTCTCCGCAGGTCTATGACAACGCCCTGGTCAGTGAGATTGGCTATAACCAGTGGATTAATAACGTCGCGGTGAAATTCGGGCGTGATTATTTTTTCAGCGGAGTGCGGCTGGGAACGACCGAGCCTGAGAGAATCCTCGGCAATCTGGCTATCTGCCGCCGTCAGGGTGAGCGAGGGAGATTCGGTGTTTATGAGTTTGGGCCACGCGCTGCCGTTCTCGGCACTACAGCGGCAACCGACGATCACGATGCTCCGTCGATTTTGCTCGATACGCGCGCTGATGCTGACACCCCAATACAGATTTTTCAGTCAGATCATTCAGGGGCTACGGTGTGGCTGCGGAAGTGGTCATCGCTGACGCTGGACCCGGCAAATATTACCGGGCCGGAGGTCGTTTCTGATACGTCTAATATGACGTATGCGCAATCCTACCGAAACCCAAATAATCAGGATGAAATCCTGGTGTTTGCTCGCCGTGGCTCTACGAACTCAGCCCGGTGGGTTGCGCACCATTCCACAGATAACGGCAAAACCTGGCAGTCAAATGCGTTTATTGGTGGCTCTGACCTTTATATGACGAGTTGCCAGAGTGTGGACGGAACAGCTATTCATCTCGCTATTCAGCAGCACCCTCGCTCCACGGATACGCGGGTGTTATACATGAAAATAAAATGGATCGATAAATCTCTCGTCAATTATCTGGGGGTGATAGTCCTTCCTGATGTGATGACGTATGGATATGTCGATCCGTTCCTGAATGGGATCCCTGATGTGGTGTTTGAAGCATCATTAACAACAAACACCAAACGGCTATTTGAAGTTAAAGACGACGGGACAAATTTACTGTTTCTGGTCGCGGAATTTAATTCTTCTAATTACTCATATCGTCGGATGAAAATGTCACAGTTTGCGGGAGGAACACCGGTAACTCATGATATTGGAGACTGCGGCTCTCCAATGAATAATGACGATGCGACGTTTTATGTACCGGGTGGCACCATCATATCAGCAACTGACGTTCTGGTTTGTAACTGGGTGAAAGTCCCTGCTCTGGGGCGGTTAACACGCTATGTCTACGATGGAGCCAGCTGGAACGCGACGATTATTGACGAGGTCACTGATGGGCGCAAAATCTGCCGCCCGCTGGTATTCCGTGAATACTATCAGGACAACGGTATCCTGAAATACCAGGATACAAACACCATTGTCTATTTGCGTGGGATTTATAACGCTTATCGTGATTTCGATCTCGATGCGATTTTAATTAAAGTATGAGGCTGAAATGACATCAATCATGAAAATGCGCGGTGCAACGTTAAAAAATCCAGTGCTTACACTAGACGACATACCTTTTTCGCGGCGCAAATGCATTAACTGGCTGGGGGCCGACAGTGTCACAACATCGGAATTTGGAGTGGAGTCGATTAATGATTATCAGAGTGGTCAATCATATGCGTCCATTGATACCGTTGCGCGAACCAGGGTTTGCCAACTTGAAGCTGTCAACGGTATAAACACATTAAAATTCAGTCCGGAAGGTTTTGCCGTAAATACAATAAACGCTTACCGAATCCTGAACCCACAGCAATTTAATGCAAAAGATGCGCTGTCATTCGCACTGCTGATCAAAGCCGAATCCACCGATTATACGTCGGGTTATCGGGCCATTTTCCACATAGGCATGAACAACAGCGCTGCCTCGAACGTACCTATGATCCGGTTGCAGTTTACCAGCGATACGGCTTTTGGCATCGTTGCGCGCCATTCTTCGCCGGAAGAGACTGCCGAGCAGGTAGGCATTACAGGGCTCAGTACAGGCTACAACGTGCTGTTCGTTGAGCTCGACTACGTGAACAGGCGTATCCGGACAAAGCTCAATGATGGCGCTGTTGTGACACGATCGGCATTTGCCGGGACCAGTGGACAAAACGTAGTCACTGCAGCTGCGGTGGTGGGGCTGGCGGGCTATCTTTCAGGATCTGGGCAGGCAGGAAGAACAACGATTTTCTCTGGTGGATTACGAGAAATGAGTATTTTTTCAGGGACACTTTCCGACGCGGAAATAACCTCTGTTACTGACTGGTTGCAGGGTAAAAGGGCAACACTGAATACGTAACACAGAACATCATCGGCAGCAGGAGGCAACAGCGGCTATCACCTCGATAGCCGCTTACCTTTCCCATTAATTACTCAATGGTAATTCCACGACTGGCAAGCCGTTTTTTTGATCTGATGTAAACGGAAAGCATCTCAATTCCCGAAAGCGCCTTGTCGTATACAATATATTCGGCCACATCCAGCTTTACAGGATAGCCGAGAACGCTTGAGCTATAGTCGATTGGTCCAAGGCTAACATTATTAGTGCCAACGGTTTTTGCTTGCGCATACACCTTTTCAACGACAGAGGGCGTTTCACCTCCTACCAGGATGATCGATTTCATCGTTGTAGAAGTTCCATCTTCAGAAAAGGCAACAAACAACCATTTGTTTGCAAGACCGCTTGCCTGTTTCTCTCCTGTAACACTTATTGTCGGGCGGAACTGGCGGCGGATAAATGGGTTTTCATCAATATAAACCGCAGAGCCTGAGCTCTGATTCAATGAGCCAAATAGTATTGATGCAGATGCAGACGCTGCCGGAGTCGAATCTACGCGAATAACTGCACACTGTGTTTGTATCAGGCTATCCGCTTTATCACTTCTCAGCCCACGCTTTGCACTCGTATTTACATTCATCGTGAAGTTTCCGGACTCTCCCGTTACCCCTCCTGTCATTGTCAGCAGTCGCCTGTTTACTAATCCCGACAGAGACATATTAGTCCCATTCAAAGCCCAATGCTCATACGCATCCGCCTCATAAACAACCTCAAATCTCTCGATATCGCTTTCAGGAATAACAGGTAAATCATTTCCTGAATAAATAACAGGTGTCTGAAAGAAGCCTAACATTATTCACCTACCTTGATTACGTTCAGCTCGAAGTGCGGGCAAACGTTAAATAACGGTCGCTCGACGCCAAGAATGTTGATGGTTGAAGGCTCACTGTCTCGCAGGTTGCCGGATGCGCCATTGACAATGTTCAGCCCGGCGCCCAGGTAGTCGAGCGCGTAGCGCAGTGACACGGCTTCGGTCGGTTCCTCAGTCAGCGTGATGAAGACTTGTTTGCCTTCGGTCATCATGGACTCGATGGTCAGCGTGGCGTTGCTTGCGATGCCTTTGGCGCGAAAGCCGTTGTTGGTTGTGCTTGCGAGCAGTGACGTATCGATGACGACGGGCGACACCGGTGGGTCAAGCAGAAGCGTGATGATACGTCCGCGCAGAGTCGCGGATACCGGCTTGAGGTACTGCGGCACGCACTTGTCGTGTACAAGCGTCTTGTAGGCCCGACCAATATAGCCGCTTAGCCATTTGTAGCCCACGTTATTCAGGTGGGTGCCATCTGACGCAAACGGTAGGTGGTAGCACGGCGTCGTAAGGTGAAACTTCTCGTTTTCGTTCGCAAGATCCAGCTGCGCCAGCGCAACGGCTGTACTGGTTCTGACTTTGTAGGAACACTGATACGTCAGGAAGTGAACCGGCGACTGCTGTCCGTTGATAGCCTTTATATCCCCCTCAACGCTGACCTGCAGGCCCTCAAGATGCCCACGATAAACCGGATAGGTTGTTGGCGGTGACTGGTCATTATCGGTCTCACCCTGCAACCAGGGGACGACGTGAACTGCAGAATCATTGTTCAGCGCGTATGCGCCGTTGATTTGCGGCAGGAAGTTTGAGTTATACCAGGCGGTGCCTTTCACCAGGTCTGCAATTTTGGTGCCGCCCTTACCGGCGGTCGCCGCGAAAATGACGTGGTCTGACGGGTCAACGCCGTTCTCGATGGCCGCGAGCGTTGTCGCGTAGTTCGCCGCCCCAGAACAGAAAGTTTCGCCACGATTTCCTCCGCCGTCCGGCGCTGTGCGGTTGTCTTCTACCAGCGGCACAAGTGCAGTGTAGATGTGGTTGTAGCCGCGAGGCCCGCTGACGAACGTCAGGTTGGCGTACGGCTGTATAGTCGAGATAACCGGCAACCCCATCGCGCCCACGCTTAACGACTGGCCGTAACCCTGCATGATGTTCATCGCCTTCACAATGGGGCGAAGATGTTCAGCAAGCGGGATGAGGGGGGCCCTGACAACCTGGTTCGTATTGGGAGAAAAAGCACCGACCACACGTTGCAGATCTTTATCGTAGCCCAGCAGCACTTTATTCCCGGTCGCATCGGTATACCAGGGAAATACAGGCCCATCGCCTTTATACATAGCCATGCCAAGTTGCTGCAGGGCTGTTTTTATTTGGACCTGGATCAGCTCGTTAACTTTGTCGATTGCAAGAAGTCCGGCACCTACCACGCATTCCTTCTCACTATCGTAGCCCAGCAGCACTTTCCCGGTAATGTCTGTCTGCCACGGGAAAACAGGGCCGTTCCCCTTATAAACAGATGGATTCATCAAAGAAAAAAAACTGGCGACCCTTTCAAAGGCTTCCAGAGAAAGCATTTGTCGGCCTGTGGGTTCAAGCGTGCCGCTGTTATTAATGTACTCATCAGCGAGGGCATTTCCATCCGGACTCCGAACCCAAAACACCGATCCCGCAGGAATATTTGCTATATCGTTTTCTGCTTCGGTCAAGGTTGTGTACTGCTTTCCAAGTGGAGCAATGTTTTTCCGCGCATCCTCAATAGCCGCGGCAACCATCGTCAGAATCTGGCGCCATGAATCCAGCGGCTCGCCGGCGCGATCGGGAACGGTGGCAGCCGGGCCATTCACCAGCTCATCGAGGCGTTTGGCGTTATCGACCAACACAGCGGGAGACGTGCTCCCCAGCTCCGGGTTAAAGGCCATGTTTTTGCTCCAAAAAATAGCGTTCGCGCAAACGAGGGTTTGT